GAGTTGCTAAAACTTGGGCATCGAAAAGAGCAAGTGCTTGGCGAGCTTAATAATTATAAAAAGGGATTGAGCGAAGCCGATCAAAAAATACTGGATAGCATGGCTACAACCGGAGAAACACTGGATTTTCTACACCGAAATCTAGTTAAAGAAAAGCTAACGATTCCGTCGGGAAACGTATCGGCTGTGTCAAAACAGTCGGCCGAAGAGCTTTTATCAGAAGCTAGAAAGTATCAAAAAGAAAATGGTCATTTGTTTGAGGCGTACCCCGCAAAACAAGAAGAGTATTTAGGCAAAATGCGAAAATACTTTCAAGCGGCGGGAATACAGGTTGACAATTAAAAAAAAGTAAGTTATACTATTTGTAGTTTTTTTATGGTAACCTTTTTTTAAAGCCCGTAAAAAACTAAAGTTTACCCAAACTTTAAATGGCAGATGAGGCCCGCTAAGTGGCGATAACCCAATTCGACTGTTGTACTAGTTGTTAAGAATTGAGGATAAATCATGTCATATAATATTTTAAACACTATCCAATTCAAAACGTTTGAATCGGATGTTCATCACGAATTTATTGAAGAAGGCGGAATATTAAGAAATACTGTACGAGTTAAAACTACTGGCGGTGAATCGCATCAGTTTCCAATTTACGGAGCGATCCGCATGACTGAGCACGCTGTTGGTACGGAAGTTTTACAGAGTAACCCCCCGGTCTCTAAAGTAACCATCACGATTAAACGATACGCTGGGCGTGTATCTTGTGATGATTTCCTAAAAAGCGAAGTTAACTACGACGCAATCGCAGAGTTAAAACCCTCAATTACCGGAGCGTGTCGCCGAAAAGAAGACCAGATTATCATTGACGCTTTGGTTGCGGCTTCTCCGTCAAAAACTGTTGCTAAAAACATATCTGGTAGTAACGACAACCTAAACGTTGCTATGATTGCTCAAGCAGCTTTATTGCTTGACGAGGACGGGGTACCGGATGAAGGCCGTTACATTGTGGCGAGCGCACGAGGCAAACACCACTTGACTCAAGAAACCGATGTTAAAACGATTGATACAAGCGCAGTCAAAACTTTGGTGAATGGTAGCATCTCTAGCTTTTACGGCTTTGATTTCAAATTCATTGGCAATAACGGAGCAGAAGGTGGGTTACCTTTGGCTACTAATGACCGAACAAACTTTGCGTATGTGCGAGATGCGGTCGGTTACGTCATGAACCGAGACTTCACAATGCGAGTAGAGTATAATGCAAATACTATCTCTGACGAGATTGTTATGTACTTTTCGGCGGAAGCGGGCGTTATTGATGCGTCTGGTTTGGTTAAGATTACTACTGACGAGTCATAAGGAGGACAGGTAAATGGCATTCGACATTAATTCATTTAAAGCAATCACTCAGTACGGACAGGACACTCCCGATTTGTTTATTTACAGCTCGCCCGATGCGTTGTCTGCAATTCGAGCATCCGGGTATTTTAATGAGCGGTCTGTAAACTTGAAAGTGAACGACATAATTCTTGTTGTGTCTTCAACTGGCGGAACCCCGGTTCATAGTTTTAATGTTGTTAACAGCAACACTGGCGGCGTAGTTGACGTCACTGATGGTTTGGTTATCACAGCTACTGATACGGACTAGACTTTATGGCGATTACAGATGTTAGCTTGTGCACCGCTGCGTTATTATTGATAGGAGCTGACGAAATAACGTCGTTTTCAGATAGTACGCGTGAAGCTAAATTATGTAAATCGTTATATAGCACCACTAAGGATGGCTTGTTACAGAGCCATCCTTGGCGGTTTGCGATTAACCAAGTTGAGCTTAATAAATTAGCGGACACTCCGCTCTACGGGTTTTCTTCGGCGTTTCAATTGCCCGCTAACTATTTACGGTTGATTAAGAAGAACCCACCCACCCTAGATTACGAGATTCATGAGGATAAGATTTATTGTAACGCCACGCAATTGAAAATCACGTATGCGTTCTCCCCGCCAGAAAATAAGTTCCCGGCTTATTTTGCCCGTGCGCTTGAGTTTGATTTGGCTCGTTTATTGGCTATTGCGTTACAGGAAGACTCAGATAAAGCGATGGTCTATGGCAATCTATTAAAACAGCAACTGCTTGACGCTAAGTTAATAGATTCTCAAAGTTCAGGGGGGGTAGGAACGGCACGGGGAGCGCAGAGTTACCTTGCGGTTAGGGGCTAATGGCGCGTAAAACAAAACTCATAGCCGCACAGCGATCGTTCGTGGGGGGCGAGATTAGCCCTACGTCGATTATGGATATTCGGCGGGAGCGGTATTCGGATTCGGCTAAGCAATTAAGGAACGTGTACGTAAGCCCCGAGGGGTATGCGTTTCGCAGGGAAGGACTAGAGTACGTTGCTGCAACAACGTCAAACCAAGAAGCTCGCTTGATTAATTTTGAGTTTAACAATATTCAAACATATTTATTGGTGTTTACTGCTGGCGAGTTCAAAGTGTATAAAGATGATGTTTTGCAAGCGACGGTTAGCAGCGCGCCGGTGTCCACGTTAACCTTGGACCAAATAAAAGAGATGGACTTTACACAATCGGCGGATACCTTGCTTTTGGTTCACCCCGATGTTCAGCCGATTCAAATTCAACGAACGTCGCATACCGCATGGACAGCGGCCTATATTACATTTGAGCACATACCTGTGTATGCGTTTAGTGGCGTTACTGTGACGGAGCCGGCAACCAACCATTTGACTTTAAGCTCGGTAAGTGGTCGAGACGTAACCGTTACTTCAACTCACAATATCTTTAGCGCAGCAAGCGTTAATCAATACGTGATTGGTAAGAAAGGCGGGATACTATTTATTACGCAATATGTTAGTGCGACTCAGGTTGTTGGGGACGTGCACGTGGATTTTCCCGATACGGCGATTGACGGCGGGGATTGGGAGTACGAATCTGGTTATGAGCCGGCGTGGAGCGCAAGTCGGGGATGGCCAGCGAGTTTAACGTTTTATCAATCTCGGTTGTGGTTTGGCGGAAGCAAGGCGCGTCCGCAAACGCTCTGGGGCTCGAAGGTTAGTTACTTTTATAATTTTGATATTAATGGCAGTAACGCCGCCGACGCCATTGATGTGACTCTGGATAGCGACGAGCTTAATGCAATTCAACGAATATACCCGGGGCGGACGTTTCAGATTTTTACGACGGCGGGAGAGTATTATGTGCCCAACCGTGAGACTGAACCAATTACGCCCGAAAACATTTCAGTATTGCCGGCTACTGGCCACGGAGCTAGTGCAGTTACGCCGGTGTCGGTTGACGGGGCCACGATATTTGTGCAGAACAATGGCCGTGTTATTCGAGAGTTTTTATACAACGACGTGGAAAAAAGTTACAACGCCGCCAATGTGTCGTTGTATTCGTCGCATCTAATTAAGGCGTCTCGCAGTTTAGTGGTGCGAAAAGCGACCAGTACGGTCCCTGCTGATTTTGTGTACTTATTGAATACTGACGGGACGATTGCCGTGTTTAGCGCATTGCGTTCTGTTGGACTGGCCGCATGGAGTTTGTTTACGACTGAGGGTGAATTTGAGGACATTACCGTTGTGGACGAAACAGTTTATGTAATTGTTAAACGGACAATCAATGGAAGTACGGTACGTTATATTGAGAAGTTTAACGAGGCCGCTTATATGGACGCTTCCAAACTTTCAACTAGCGGCTCGCCTACAGATACGTGGACGGGCTATGGCCATTTGGACGGTGAGACGGTCAAGGTCCGGGGCGACGATTACATATTGCAAAATGTTACGGTGGCGAGTGGGAATTTTACAAGCTCCCAAAAAGTTAGTGCTATTGAAGCGGGCATTAATTTCTCAGCTAGTATAGAGACGTTGCCGGTGGACGTGGACCTTGGCGGCTATTCAATGGCGGGCCAATATCGGCGGCTCGTTAGTGCTCAGATTCGGTTGCATAATTCTCGAAACATTCAGGTGCAATTTTTGAATAATACTTATGAGCCGGCGTTTCGGCAATTCGGCGATTTATTCGACTCACCCATTCAAACGTTTTCCGGGTACAAAAAAGTGTATTTAAACGGTGTCGATCGAGAACCAACAATCACCATCACGCAAACAGAACCGTTGGAGTTTATTGTCTTAGGTGTACTAATTGAGGTAAAATAGGAGTAATTATGGCAATACCATTTGTAGCAATTATCGCAGCAGTTTCAGCATATTCGGTGTATAGCCAGTCGCAAGCTCAAGCTAACATGGCTCAGTTTCAAAAACGACAATCTGAATTGCAAGCAAAACAGCTTGAGCTTCAAATGCAAGCTGAGCGAACGCAAGCGGCGGAGGACGAGCTACAACGCCAGCAACAGCTTCGGGCGGTTATGTCCGGGCAGACTGCGGCGTTTGGCTCAGCCGGGGTATCCGGTCGGTCGTTTGAGGCTATTCAAACCGAAGATGTTAGTAAGGTGGCCAGAGCCGATCGCTTGGGTAAATTGTTTACGTCCACCCGAGAGCTTGGGTTGCGAACAGGCATTGCTCAAGAGCGGGCTCAAGCTCGACAATATGGTTACGCCGCAGGACAAGCTCGACAAGGCGGATTGCTTGGGGCTCCGTTGGCGGGGCTTACGTCGTATTATTCAATGCGAGGGGGTCGATGAGCTTAGCATCTCGAACACCACGGTATGGGGGCCAGGGCGTGT